ATAAATAACGTACCCATTGTTACTCCTGAAGCACTCTACTCTCTTGATGAGTTTAGAGTGCTTTGGGATAGAGACAAGACAAAAGATAAGTCTAAAGCTCAAAAAGAGTTTGCATATGTATACCATATGGCAGACCCTAAATCTATTTACGCCAATTTAGCAAAGTACAACAAAAAAGAAATAATCATTGATGACTTATTCAAAGGTGCGTTTGTAGAGGATGAAGAAGTATTAGATGCAATTAAAAAGTATAGAGAACTTAGAGAAACACCTGCATTGCGACTGTTAAAGAGCAGTATAACTGCTTGTGATAAATTGTCTGAGTACTTCGAAAACATTGACTTTACACTTAAAGACTTAAATGGCAAGCTTGTTTATACAGCAAAAGATGTAGCTATTAACCTAGAAAAGGTTGGTAACATACGAGAATCGTTGTTAAAACTAGAGCAAGCTGTAGCACAAGAACAAGAAAAAGCACCTAAAATTCGTAAAGGTGTAACTCCAGGAATGTTTGATAGAGAATGAAATACGACCCTAACGTTGCGTACATAATTGATAAAATAGAAATACCTGAAGAAGTAGCCCTTCAGGTGTCTGACCTATGTAAACAAAACCCTGTACGCAACTTAGGGTTTGATTATTTACACTTTGTAAATAGTAGTGTATTCTCACCAGCAGCAAATACGTTTAACGAGAATAAAGCTAATGGCAGACCTGCATATACGTTAGCAATTCCTGGTACTAACCAATACAAAGAGTTTTGGCAAGAAGAGTGGAACAGATGTGTTAACGGTTATACCGTAGGTGGTGTATATATTACAGGTGAACATTATTTCTACCTTAACTATTCTCTTATTGAGAAAGAAGTAAGGCTGCCTAATGGTTATATACAGAAAGAATTAACGTTTCCAGACTTTATAACACTAGATTACTATTGGTATTTACAGTTAGAAAAGACAGAAAATCCAATCAAATTTGACTTACCTGTATCATATAAACAGCCGTTAATTCTAGGTAAAGCGCGTCGTAAAGGTTGGTCATTTAAAAATGCTGCTGGTGCTGCATGGATTTATACGTTTTTTAAAAATACACGTACATTAGTTCTGTCACAAGAAGGTGATAAATCAGAGTACACATTTAAGATGGCCATTAATACAATTAACCATCTTAACGAATATACTGAATTTAGACAACCTACACTTGTAAATAGACAAGATATGATTCAATCTGGTTGGATTGAACGTGTAAACGGTCAAGATGTAACAAAAGGTAAGAAAAATATCATTGAACACTTGTCATTAAAAGATAGTCCTGACAAATCTGCAGGTCGTTCGCTTACCAGATTGATATTTGAAGAAGCTGGTCAAATACGAGACCTTAAAAAAGCGTATCGTTTTGCTGAACCTACTATACGTTCAGGTGAAATATACACAGGTATAGCTTTAATATACGGTACTGGTGGTGATATGGATAATGCTACGCAAGATTTTGCGTCAATGTTTTACAATCCAGACTCATTTGGTATCAAAAGCTTTGAAAATATTTACGAAAAGAACGAACAGAGTAAAGAATCTGGTCTATTCGTATCAGAAATGTGGTTTAGACCCGGGGCTAAATACGTAGATAAAAACAATAAGACGTATGAAGCTGTAGATAAAAACGGTAATGTGCTACATTGGGTAGCAGAATTAGCACTAGACGAAGAACGAGAGAAAGCTAAAGGTACAAGTAAGACAGATTACGAAGTACTGTTAACTCAAAAGTGTAAAACGCCGTCTGAAGCATTCTTAAAACCTGAAGGTAATGTGTTTCCTACCGCTATGATTTACGATAGGATTACATATTTAATGACTAGCGATAGGTATAAGCGTATTGCTACTCCAGGTAAATTTGAATGGACTAAAGAAGCAGAGAAACCAGTTAAATTTATACCTGATTTAAAATCATATCCAATTTGGTTTTACCCACACAAGCACAGTGAAAATACAGAATCTGCAGTTCTTATATATGAGGCGCCACCACTTGATAAATTTTCGTCTGAATTATACAAAATTGGTGTTGACCCTGTACGATTTTCAAAATCTGGTGGTAAATCTCTTGCGTCTATTCTAGTATATAAACAATTTAACAATTTTGAACAGTCTTATGATGTATTAGTTGCAGAATATACAGGTAGATTTGACGATAACGACAAGATAGCTGAGATTGCACTACAACTTTCTCTGTATTATAATAAAGCTGAAGTAATGGTCGAGAACGAAGCAGGTCAAGACATGTTTAATTACTTCAGACGTAAAGGTTATGAGTACTTATTAGCTAGACAACCAGACTCTGTAATTGCAAAAGCTGTAACTAACTCTAAAATGAATCGTGTATTTGGTGCTCCAATGAATGATAAGATGAAAGAGTACGGTGAAAAGCGTATTCTTACTTGGTTACTTGAAGAACGTGGTACAGATGAACACGGTAAAAAAACTTACAATCTAGATTATATACCATCTATAGGATTATTACAGGAATTATTATCATATACAAGGTTTGCTAACTGTGACCGTGTAATGGCATTAATGCAAGTTTTATTCTTGGTAGAAGAAAACTCAGAACGGGCTATAACTAAAACCGTTTCTAATAATATTGCAAGTACTTTATTAAAAAGATTGGAAAATAAATAACTTTGTTGAAATTTTTTTATGCAAGCGCCTGAAAATTATTATGGACCAAATCACCAACATCTTTTACAAAGCGAAAAGACGAAGGATTGGCATAAAAATAATTTAGAACGTATCACAGCTATGTCTAACTGGGGATACTATTATACTAAAGACAAGACTAACTACGATTTAGTAAACGGTATTATCAACCAAGAAGACTTTGAATACGTAACTAAACCATACGGTGTAAAACCTAAAGCTACTTTACCAGAAGACTTACAACACTTTCCAATTATTACGACTAACATTAAAGCGCTTGAGGGCGAGTTTCTAAAACGACCTGATAACTTTAGAGTGTATTCGATGAACCCACAAGCTTTGTCAGAATACACTATGGAAAAAGACAAAATGATTAACGACTTAATCATTGACTTTGTAAAGCAGACTAGATTAGAATACGAGTTAAAAAAGAATCCAGAACTACAACAGAATCAAGAAGAGCTGCAAAAACTTATGGAGAATATTATTTCTCCAGAAGAAATTCAAGAGCGTTTAATGTCGTTTCAAGACTCTTACGAACTTATGGGTAACGAGTTGATGAAGTATTTGTATCAGCAACTTGAATTACGCCATGAATTTCGTAAATCATTCTTGAACGGTCTTATCGCAGCTAAAGAACCATATAAAATCTACAGGTCTAATAACGAACCTGCAATGAAAGCTGTAAATCCGCTACGATTCTTCTGCGATTTACAAAATGAAAGCCCGTTTATACACGATTCTGACTGGGCATTTACTATTGACTTTTTAACGCCTAGTAAGATTATTGAAATTTACTCACCTGACCTTACAGAGGACGAGAAAAAACGTATCGTAGACCAGTCTATCGTAGGTGTACGTACAACTGAAAAAGGTTGGAAAGTATTTACTACATATCCTGAACTGCTTGATTCGTCTATTAACGAATTTAACTACAAGAACACTGTACAGGTTATCCATACTGTATGGCGTAGTTACTACAAAGTAGGGTTCCTTACTTACTTAGATGAAAACGGTGTAGAGCAAGTTACACAGGTTACAGAGCATTATAAACTTGATAAAGCTAAAGGCGATATTTCTATCGAGTGGGATTGGTGGCCAGAAATTAGAGAGTGTACTAAAATTGGTACAGACATGTATGTACGTTATGGTGTAGTAGACGAAATACCACGTGACCCTGATAACCCATTTTATTGTCCGTTACCATACACAGGTATTATCCATAACAATCTAAACTCTAAACCTACATCTGCTGTAGATTTAATGAAGCCATACAACTATATGTATGATATAGTTAAACGTATGGTGCAGAAAGACATTGCATCGGATAAAGGTCGTAAGATTCTTGCCAATATTAACCAGATACCTACATCTATGGGTATTGATTTAGATAAATGGCAGCACTATCTTGAAATTGACGACATTATCTGGGTAAACCCCAACGAAGAAGGTAATCGTGGTGGTACAGATTTAACATCTTGGAGAAGTGTAGACCTTACTGCTGCTGCATCGCTTAATTCTAAAATTCAATATCTCGAATATCTCGAGCAAAAGTGTAAAGCTGTAATTGGTCTTAACGACCCACGTACAGGTCAAGCTGGTAATAATGAGCTTGTAGGTACTACTCAGATGCAGATTGCTCAATCGCAGAATATTACAGAGCCTTGGTTTACTAGTCATGAACTTGGTAAAAAAGCGGCACTTACATTATTACTAAATGCTGCACGAATAATTTACGCTAATAATCCAAAGCAAAAACTTAGTTACGTTACATCTGATAGGACTAAAAAGATTATTGAGATGGATAGCGAAAAGCTGTCTAACGCTTCTTACGGTGTATTTGTATCTGCTGCAACTGAAGATGTGTCAAGGTTCAATACTTTGAAACAGATGTTCCAGATGGCATTGCAATCTCAAATGGTTTCGTTGTCTACTGTAGCTAAAGCTATTAACGGCGACTTTACACCTAACCAACTTGTTGGTGAACTTGAAAAAGGTGAAGCTCGTATGCAACAAATGCAACAACAAGCGCAGCAATCTCAACAAGAAACTCAAATGGCTATTGCTCAGGCTGAAAAAGAACTTGAACAAATTAAACTTGAACTTGAGCGATATAAAATTGATACTGATGCTGCAACTAGAATTAGAGTTGCTGAGATTGGCGCATTTAAATATCAAAAAGATTTAGACACTAATAGTAACGATGTAGCTGATTTCCAAGAACTCGAACAAGACAAGATGTTCGAAGAGCGTAAAGCTACATTGGAAGAAACTAAAACTGCATTAGACGCATCTATGAAACGTCGTCAACTTGAGATGGACCGCGCTGCTAAAGAGAAAGAGCTTAATTTAAAACGTCAAGAACTTGCTCTTAAGAATAAGCAAATTGAAACAGATTTGCAGATTGCACGTGAAAACAAAAACAAGTACGACAAAAAATAATGCTATCTTATGCGAGGTAAATATTCAATCTTATAAAGTATAAAGTAAAAACAGACTTTAAAGGTTATAATAATTCGTATTAATTTTGCAACAAGAAAAATAACTATATGGCAGAACAAGAAAATCCGTGGACCATCTTATCAGATGACAGCATTGAAAGAAGTATTTTAACACCGATAGACGATGGCGACGATAGCGAAACTGAAAAGAAAAAAACAACAAAAGAAGAACAAGAGAGTGGAAATGATGATGACGCTGATACGTCTTCAGGCTCAGAGTATGCCACCGATGAAGAAAGCGAGACTTCAGAAGGCTCAGAAGAATCTACGTCAGGTGATTCAGACGATGATAACCCGATAGAGTATCTAGCAAAAGAGTTCTCTGAAAAAGGTTTAATTTCAATACCAGAAGGTATGGAGATTAAATCTGAAGAAGACTTAGACAAAGCAATTGAATATACAATTCAAGAAGGTATTCAAGCGTATAAAGAGCAATTCGACCCCGAAACTCGTAGCTTGATTAACTTTTTAGAAATGGGTGGTACCATTGAAGATTATGTAAATGGTGCTACTACTCCAGCTGTAGAAGATTACGATTTATCTACAGAAGATAATCAGAAAATGATGTACCGCGCTTATCTCGAGGCTACAATTAACATTTCAGACCCAGAGAAGAAAGCTAGAAAAATCGAACATTTAATTGATGAAGCAGAATTAGAAGATAGTCTTGCGTCTGAAGCTGAAGAAGCTAAAAACTTTTTTATTGAACAGAGACAGTTAGAACAACAAGCATTAATTGAAGAACAAAAAGAGCGTGCCCGTCAAGAAGAAGAACAACGTCAGCATGTTCAACAGACAGTAGTAAACCTTATCCATACTTTGGATGAAGTAAACGAATTACCATTAGGTTCTAAAAAAGACCGTCAAGAATTAGAAGACTACATTTTTAAACCTACTGTTAATCATACAGTTGAAGATTCTACTGGTAAGAAGCGTACAATTAAAATCTCTAAGTATCAAGCAGATAAGATTAAGTACGGTAACAGCGAAGAAGCTAGAATGCAGATGTTCTTATTCGACGCAGTAGCATTAAAGAAAGGTTACAAGTTTGACGACATTAAGAAGAAAGGTGTAACAGAACATAACAAAACACTTCAACAAAAAGCGGCAGAATACCGTAAGAAGAAAGAAGCAGAACTTAAAGGCCATAAGCATGAACCAGGTTCTAAAGACACAAAAGGATATACGATTCTCGAACCAAACTAAACAAATAATATGGCTAACTTAATTTTCGACAAACTTGGTGTACGCAGCCGCGAATGGCACGCTAACGACACTGAGATGAACCACCTGCAAAAAAATGGTTTGATTACGAACCAAAAAGTAGGTAATGGTCTGGAGCGTTTCTTCATGGCTGAGTACAACCAGTACAACCCTCTGTCTGTTTATGGTAAAACTGCTGGTAATACTATTACCATGACTAGTGATTACCAAGAATGGGAACTTATGGGTGCATCTGACCGTCCTCTTGTTGTACTTGAAAACGTTGAAAGTGCTTTGACTAAACCAGGTCTGGGTAAAACTGAATTTAGTCTTAAACTTGACGCTAACTGGTGGAAAGTTGGAGACGTTATCGCACCTGCAAATAAAAAATATTTGCTGCGTATTCAGAGTATGCCTCGTCCTAGCGGTCGTGGTTACATCTACACTGTAGTGTTTCACCAAAACGAACCTACTTTGTATCTGCCTACCGAATATCTGAAACCAGGTGCTAAATGGGGAAAACAATTCTCTATCTATGGTGAAGGTGCTGATGCTGCTGGTTCTGTAAACTTTGCATATCCGTTCACGCTGAAAACTCGTGGGTGGAGAATGCGTAAAGAATACAAAGTAACTGGTGACGTTAAAAAGAAAGGTGTACTTGACATCGCTCTTATGGACCGTGCTAACAAAATTCATTCTACTCAGTGGGTTAACTACGCTGAAGCTGAATTTATGATGCAGTACGAACGCGAAAAAGAATGGTCACGTTGGTACATGCGTGAAGGTTCTACTACCGATACTACTGGTCGTCAGGCTAAATCTGGTCCTGGTATCGAAGAATTGATGGAATCTTCTCACTTGCACTACTACAACAAGTTGACTACCAAACTCCTCGAAGAATATCTGATGGATATTTTCTACGGTCGTGTTGGATTCAAATCTCGTTATATCGTAGGTTACACAGGTGAATGGGGTGCTCGTAACGTTGACGAAGCTCTGCGTGATAGCGCTTTCCAACGTGTACAGATTGTATCTAATGACGAAAAGTTCATTAAGACTACTACCAGCGAATTTAACACTAACGCATTGCAGTACGGTGTTCAGTTCACTCGTTACGTTGGACCTAACGGTATCATCTTCGACATCATGCACAACCCTGTATATGATGACGTAACTCGTCACTGGCAGATTGACCCTGTAACTGGTCGTCCTACCGAATCTCAAAAAATTACCTTTATGGACTTCAAAGAATCTAGCGGTGGTAAAAACCTCTACGTTCTGGAAAACCCTGCACTGAGTTCTTACGGTTATGTAGCTGGTACTACTTCACCTTACGGACCTCAAAAAGGTGGTTTGATGTCTCACAAAGAAGACTCTTACACCGTAGTTCGTCAAGACGAAATGGGTGTACTTATTAAAGACGTAAGTCGTTGCGGTCAGTTGCGTCTGGCAGCTACCCGCTAAGTAATTAAAATGGGGGAGTTAATTCTCCCCCATTTTTAAATTTTTTAAAAGAAAGAAACAAACAAAACAGATATATGAACCTCGTAGTAATCAGACCAGTAGCTAGAGAGCGTGATTGGGTCAACACGAAAGATTTTAACAAAGACCGTATTGGCGGTAGTAACGCAGGTAAAACAACTATTGTTGCTGAACCAAGTAGTACAACAGGAGCATTTGCCATTGACTTCGGTATGACTCAAGAAGAAATTCAAGAATTTGAACGTAACCTTGGTTATTCTGGTAAGTATGGTCAAAACTATTTGAACTTAAACTTTAACAATCCTTTTTGGATTGACTATAGAGTAGTACTAATGGATGAATCAAACGTATTTGATTTAGACATTCCTGAGCAGAAACTCAAGTTTTTAGTAGCTAAAAGTTCTGTACGTGTAGCAAATAACTTCGACGAAATTAATGGCGATAGTTTATTCTACATTGAAGACACTGAAGAGAAAGTACAGAAG